TGGGCATTGAGGAGCGGGGCGTTGCAGTAGTGAGCGCCACGCGGGAAGCGGGCCACCCGTATATATTTGATCTTTGGAAGGAAGGAAAGAAATGAGCAGGTCTGACATTGAAAAGATTTTGGACGAGGTTTTTGCCAAGGTATTTGGTGATAAATGGTAATACGATCTACATTCAACGGGCCTCTGCATATGCATAGGCCGAGGTCAGTACTTAGCCCGTCATTTAATCACCGGCTTGCGGTGGCTGTTGCAACATCTGATCGCAACCGCAAGATCAAACCCATCACCCTGGCTAAGACGCCATGGGATAAAAAGGAGAATAAAAAATGATAAGATTTGGAATTAACTGGGACTTCATAGAGAAATTCCTTGGCAGAAAGCCGAAGGATGTGCCTGTAACCGCGCCGGCGCCGGTCTCAACTGGGATCACACGCGCACAACTAGCGAAAGAACTAGAGCCAGGATTAAATGTTTTGTTTGGTATGGAGTACGATCCTCATCCGCGAACCCGCAAAGAGCAGATCCTGCGCTCGATGAACCACGCAGGATCGGGAACCTCGAGGCAGATAGCGAAACGCTTGGGTCTTTCGTTAAGTGTTACACGCACACATCTAACTGGACTGCACAAAAAGGGTTTGATCCGAGACACTGGCGCCGATGTTGGGCACGGCATTCGTACTCAGAATGTCTGGGAGGTTGTTGACTAGTGGGAAATGAATCATTGAGCCAAGCACAGCGGGCGGAGTACACATTTCTTCGCCAGCAAGTTGATCGGTTGCAGGACGAGCAGTACCGTGCGGATGCCCGATCTTCTGTAAAGAATGAACTTCACATTGCGACGAGGGAGTTAAAAGATTTCACGAGCAATTTGAGAATGCAAGGAAAGAACATATGAACCAGGAAGTAGAGATGACTAGGCTCGAGGTTCTTCGAAACAAGAGAGACGATGCTTATCGTAGGATGTGGGAAAAGCAGGTCCGCAAGGACATGGCTATCAACTCCAGGGTTGAGGGTCATCCTCGACTTAAGGAGACAAGAGCCCACATCAATGACCTTGAACCATCGAAGCGCCCCTTAACTAGAAGTGCAAAAACGATAAACGATTATCTCAACAGAGGTTTTAAGATCTCTGAGATATCGGTCTTGATGGGCAAAGGCACGTTTGAAATTGATCAATTAAAGGAACGATATGACTTACCAAGAAAGTGAACAGGCGGCGGTTTTTGACACAGCCTCTACAACGCAGGCTCAAGTTCTTGTTGAGTACGTGTCGGACACGGGGAGCGGGTTTGGTGTCACGCCCGAAGGGGACACGGTGTTTCTAAACTCTAGGTTGATGGATCGCATGAAGGTAAAGCCTGGAGATATTTACAACGCCTTCTTGTTGCCTAATTACGAGGACAAACGGGGAGAGACCCCATGGAGAGCCATGCGTGTGGAGGCAGCAACTCTTGATCCACACTTAAAGAACGTTATTCTAAACAGCAAAGACCAGTCGGGGTTCGAGAGAAGGTCAATTGTTGACTACATGAAAGAATGCGGTGGGGTGTCAACAACCTTCGAGATTTCAACTGCCACAGGCATTGAGCCGGACAAAGTTGAACTGATACTAAACAACAACCGGCCCGGTTCGGCTCTAATGTTCCTGAAAGTAGATGCATACATGTTGCTATCAGAGGACAACTAGTATATATGCTGGCAACAAATGCAGAGTTAAGGAGAGACCCATGACTAAAAAGAAAGATGAACCCAAGGAGATGAAATTTTGCAACGTCGCCTTGCTACCCGAAGACCACAAGATGCTAAAGTTTATTGCTGAGATAGATCAACGGACCATGACACGGCAGTTGTCTGTCATCATTAGGAAAGAGTTTGCAAATTTAGAACAATCTGCTAACGTAAGTTAACACTATGCTCCTGGTGGTGTTTCTGCTCACAACTTTTAAGCCCCGCACTTAACATGCGGGGCTTTTTTTAGAAGTTTTTCTTCTCGTTAGATTTACCCTTGCGACCTTTAACTATATGCTCGGGAGTTTTCTCATACCCCCTGATCTGGGTCACGTTGTTTCGCTTCATGTTCTTTAAGAACACGGCAGCAATTCCTGGGGTCAAGCCTGCGGCCTCACTCAGTTCGTTCGCTGCGGACTCGAGACTTGTCCAGCCTTTCTTATAGTCAACAACAGATTCGATTAGCTTGTCGTGGGTTTCAGATTTAGCCATTGTCTTGCTTCTTCTCCTAATACTTGTGCCCCAATGTCTATCTTGTTTCGTAGGGACTCGACGATCTTCTCGTCCAGTGTGCCCTCTGATATCAGATCGACGTAGGTAACTTGATTTCTCTGACCGATACGATGCGCCCTGTCCTCAGACTGGATCCTTGTTTCCAGGTTAAAGTCATTGGCGTAGTATACCACAAGATTTGCTTCAGTCAGAGTTAAACCGTATCCTGCGGTGGCGGGGTTGCCGACAAAGAAGCGCAAAGGATTGCCTTCATATCGAAACGGAGCGTCCTTGTTTTGAAAACTCTCCACAATTCTTTGCCGTTCGTCGTCAGAAGTATCGCCGTAGTATGACGCAGCACTTCCTTCTCCAAACTTTTTGTTAAGCATGGCTGTGATCTGTTGTATGTCGTAGCGAAACCTAGACCAGATGATTGCCTTGCCTGTGTGTTCTTCCATGATCTCCTCGAGTGCATCCATGCGTCGAGAAGGAAAGTACTTCATCTCTCCTTCGTCTGTCTTCAGATGTCCTGACATAACCTGTTGTATGCGTAGCATCTGGGTAATCACAGCGGGGGCCGACACCATCTCTCCATCCTCAAACATAAGCATTGCCTGTTGTTGCAGCAATGTGTACATTTTCTTTTGCTCTGGAGTGAGCGTAACGTATCGCGCTGTGTATATTTTCTCGGGAAGATCAAGACAGTCTTTCTTGAGTACTCGATACGAAAACTCTTCGATCTTCTCCGTCAGTTCCTCGATGTTTTTGTAACCCAGGATCTGTTGAAAAGAATGGGCGCCCATGGTTCGCTTCTGCAACACTGCGTATCGGTTCTGAAAAGCATAGAAAGAATTGTGCCCCAAAAGCTGCGGCTTTAGAAACTCACACTGCGCGTAGATATCTAAAGGTGACTTGGTAACTGGCGACCCTGTTAGCAATCTTCTTAGGGTAAACTTCGCGGCTACTTTCAACAAAGACTTGGTGCGCTTGGCCTTATGGTTCTTGATGGTTGTTGATTCATCGATAGCAACGAGACCATACTGACCAAACCTGCGGCCCATCCACATGCCGGCCTTCTGTCCCTTGAGAGTACTGAATGCTTCTATGTTCATCACAAATATTGTAAGTCCAGAGAAGTTCTCTTTGACAGACTGCATTTCTTTTTCTTGTTTTTTGTTTGGACTTGAGACCCATCTAATGACACGATGGGGGATGTCGTCAGACATATGTTCTGGGATTTCTTTTGCCACCCAGTTTCGGTACACTCCTTTGGGGGCAAGGATCAAAGCAAAGTTAATCTTCCCCTCTAAGAACAAGAGACCGAGGTTATCTATTAATACTTTCGACTTGCCTGTGCCCATCTCCATAAAGTACCCGAAGAAAGGTTTGTCCCATCCTCGCTTCAACGCTTCACGCTGGTGATCAAAGGGCTTTAGTTTAAAATTGTAGTTGACAGTCATCACATACCTCCATACTGTGTAATGTACGGACGGCAAGATGATTTGTCAAACGGATTATAATACGGATTTAAATCCGGATTGTTTTCGGGGGGAACTCCCCCAGCAACTTAAACCTGAAGAGGATATACTTTATGAGTGATATGTTTGAAGATATGTTTGACGAGGGGGACGCTCTTTCCCGAGTCAACAAAGACACAGGGACACAACTAAGCTCCCTTGTACGCCAGCTACGCGAGGTCGAAGACAAGATCAGCGAGGCTGAAGAATACGTCAAAGAAATGAAGCAGCAACAAAGAGCTTTATCCATGGACAGCATACCATCTTTAATGGACGAGATGGGTTTAGAACGTGTTGATGTGGACGGGCTAATCGTATCCCGTAAAATGATTGTTAAAGCATCGATCCCATTAGAGCGTAAGGAAGAAGCGTTTGCTTGGTTACGTGACAATAAGTTTGGGGACATCATAAAGAACGATGTGACTTGTTCTTTTGCCATGGGGGAAGACAACGTTGCAGGAGATGTTGTTGGTATCTTACAAGACAGGGGCTTTAGTCCCACGACTAAGACCCACATCCATCCATCCACACTGTCGGCGTTTGTTAAGGAACGATTGGTAGGGGGCAACCCAATAGACCTCGACATGTTTGGGGCATTTGTAAACAATTCAGCACAGATAAAAAGGAAAGCATAATGAGTAATCAAGTAGCTATGAAAAAAAGTGCAGAGTTAAGCACAGACTTTGTGGATGGCATGTTCGAGGACGGCCCAGAAGGTGCGGTGTTCGCGGCGAATGAATTGCAGATCCCGTTTCTGCGTCTGGCTCAACAGATGTCACCACAGGTCAACAAGAAAGATGCCAAGTATATTGAGGGTCTTTCCCCTGGAGATGTTTTCAACACGTTGACGGAGCAGGTTTATGGGGATGGTGTTATGGTCATTCCTTGTTACTCTAAAACAAGTTACACTGAGTGGGTGCCAAGGGACATGGGCGGCGGAAGAGTGCAAGAGTTCACCGCAGACAATCTTCCAAAGACAGAGCGAGTATCCTTGGGCGGCAAGACAGTTGACCAGTTAGATAACGGCAACGAACTTGTTACGTCTGATGATCATTACTGTTTGGTAATTGACGGGGAAGGCAACTATGAGCCGGCACTGTTGGACATGAAGAGTACTGCGCGTAAGGTAGCCAAGCGTTGGAGAACCATGATCACCATGAACAAGGCGCGTAATCCAAAGACAAACCATCTCCAGGTTCTTCCTTTGTACAGTACAATCTGGAAGCTCACGTCTGTGGACGAAACCAACAAGAAGAATGAAACGTATTCTAACTACGCCATTCAGAAGGTCGGACCTTTGACTAAGGACCAAAGGGAATTGTACGAGGAAGCGAAAGCGTTTCGCGAAAGTGTAATGGCTGGTGAAGTCCGTGCGTCTGAGGGCGAACGGGCGTCTGCACCGACTGAGGAACAGGTAGCTGAAGCTAAAAAACGGGACGACGAAATACCGTTTTAAGTAGCCTTAAGGCGTGGTTGAAAGTTAACAGTCAACCACGCCCAGTTAACTTCATCAGGAGTCAAGCATGACATTAGCAGAGCGTATGCTTGCTGCCTTCGAGGGATCGACGGTGGCTCATGGAACAACAACAGTAGGCAGGGTAGGACGCAACGGCAAAGCAGAAGCTGACAGCCGGATAGTCAGAGAGCCGCTCACGCTTGAAAAAATGCAAGACCACATAGATGGTAAGCAGGGTGTGGGTTCGATCCCAATCAACGAAGACAACAAGTGTAAGTGGGGGGCCTTGGACATAGACATCTATGACATGGACCACAACTCCTTACACTCTCAGATCAAGAACCTAGGACTACCTTTAATGCATTGCCGGTCCAAGTCTGGAGGGGCACATCTTTATTTATTCTTGGAAGAGTATGAGCAGGCGTCGATTGTTCGTGAGTATCTTCTTGAGATGGCGGTTGCACTTGGACACAGTGGGTGTGAGATATTTCCCAAGCAGGATAAGATCCTGTCTGAGCGGGGAGATGTTGGCAACTTCCTTAACCTCCCTTACTTTAACGCAGAGTTTCCACAGCGGTATTGCTTTGACAAGAATGTTGAGGCGATGGAACTGCCTGAGTTTATTGATGCAATTGGAAAGCATACCATCCCTGTATCAGGACTAGAGAAGCTAAAGTTCTCAGGAACACGCAAGAATTTCACAGATGGCCCACCTTGCTTAGAGCATTTGTTTTCTGACGGTCTTGTTGGCGATGACAGGAACAAGAAGCTGTTCAACTGTGGTGTGTATTGCAGGCAGAAGCACGGAGACAATTGGAAGAAAGAAATGGAGTCGATGAATCGGCAACTCTTCTCTCCCCCACTTGAAGCCAAGGAAGTCCTGAACCTGGAGAAGTCTCTGGAAAAGAAGGAGTACTTCTTTACCTGTGAGCAGGAGCCGTTCAAGAGTTACTGTGACAAAGAACTCTGCATGAGCAGGAAGTATGGTATAGGTGAGCAAGGTGCGGAGAGCCCAGAGATGGGTAATCTTTTGATTATCATGTCTGATCCGCGCTTATACTTTTTGACTGTCGCAGGGAAGAGAGTTCAGTTGACTACGGACCAGCTTCAAAACCAAAATCTTTTCCAACGTGCTTGTATGGAGCAGATCCTTGTGCTTCCTCCGTCAGTTCGGGCGCCGAAGTGGCAGAGCACAGTACAGAAACTGTTGGTGGATGCATCAAGACAAGAGGTTCCAGAGGAGTTAACCCTTAGAGGTCAGTTCATGGAGTTGTTGAAACAGTACTGTTCAAGCAGAATAAAAGCACAACACCCCGAAGAGATTTTAATGGGCAAGCCTTGGACGGACAACCACAACTACACAATGTTTACCATATCAGGGCTGATGGAGTTTCTTCACCGAAGGAAGTTTGAGCATTACACTAGGGCACATGTTCAGGAGCATTTGAAGAGGCTGAATGACAACAAAGAATGTCACGGCCACAAGGCGATTAACAAAGCAGATGGATCAAGGACCACGGTTCGTGTTTGGTGGGTTCCATCCTTTGATAACTACGAGGTTGCATTAAAAGTAGAGGATATGAAAGACGATGAAACTCCCTTCTAAAAAATATTTAAAAGCGAAAGATTTAGCAGAGATGCTTTCTGTTTCGGAGTCCGCGATATACAAATGGGCTAGTGGAGACAACACTTTCCCCAAGCCGTACAAGATAGGGCCTGATAACGCCAAGCGGTCTGCTAGCCGCTGGGATGCGGACGAAATCAAAGAGTACCTCGATAAGCGGATGAACCCTTGATAGAAAACGCAACTCTAATCCTTGGTCCTCCTGGCTGCGGTAAAACGTACAGTCTTATCCAGAAGGTAAAGGACAAGTTAGAAGAAGGAACGCACCCGTCAAGGATAGGCGTTGTTTCCTTTACGACGAAGGCTATCGGAGAGTTTGTTGACCGGGCATGTACTGAGTTCAACCTTATCAAGGATGACTTCCCTCACTTCAGAACACTACATGCCACAGGATATCATGGGCTTGGCTTGCAGAAGAGTGATGTCATGGGCCGGAAAGCATACACAGAACTGGGAAAAGTTTTGGGCTTAGACTTCTTTGGAGCGGACGCCGCCTCTGTGCATGACGGGGTTGCTGTTCCGTCTATCGGTGGGTCAGGGGCCAAGTATCTACAGTTAGTTATGAGATCCACGTACCGGGAGAAAAGCCTCGAGTACGAGTACAACTATGAAGAAGATTACTCGCTGCACTACGAAAAACTTGTGCAGGTTAACGATCAGATGGAAGATTACAAGGCCACTAATTTATCTGTAGACTTTGCGGACATGATTAAGAACTACGTCTTGCATGTGGATACACCTCATTTGGATCTGCTAATTGTAGACGAAGCTCAAGACCTGACGCCTCTACAGTGGACGATGGTAGAGAAGATGTCCAAGACCGCAGAAGAAGTTTTGATTGCCGGCGATGATGACCAAGCTATCCACCGTTGGACAGGTGTAGATATAGGCAGGTTTATGAAATCCTCGGCTAAAATTGAAGTGTTAAGCCAGTCCTTTAGACTGCCAGTAAAAGTCTGGTCACTAGCCAAGAAGATATCCAGCCGCATCGAGGGGAGATTTGAGAAAGAGTTTCTGCCTAAAGAAGATGAGGGCTTTGTTACGAGAGTCGGGAGTATTTGGGGTCTTCCTTTGGACCAAGGATCTTGGACAATTATGGCAAGGATCAATGGTTATGTAGACGACATTGCCGATGACCTGGAAGAGATGGGTTACTTCTATAGTCGCAAGGGGAAGACCCCTGTCACTGAGGAATCGATTAAAGTCATGGGGACTTGGAATGATTTAAGTCAGGGGAAGTCGGTGGGCAGCACAAGGATCAAGGAGTTTTACCAAGGGGTTCCTAAGATGGGAGACAACGCTGTTGTGAAACGTGGTTCTATAAAGTTGTTTGATGCTGCTGACGCTCATGATGTTTTCAACTACGACTTGTTGGTAAAAGAGTATGGCTTGCTTGCCTCTCTTGGCACAGATCCCATGGACATAGCTCGGCTTAGTGAGGACCAGAAGGTCTACCTCAGACAGGTGGAGCGTAAGGGAGAGAGTATTTATAAACCAGCAAGGATCAAACTATCAACGATCCACGCGATGAAGGGAGGAGAAGATGATAACGTTGCTGTGTACACTGGGTCCACTCGACGATGCATGGAAGGCAAGCACCCAGAAGATGAAGATCGAGTATTCTATGTGGCAGTAACAAGGGCGAAGCAGAACCTTTACCTCATCGAGTCCGACAAGAAATACAGGTACGAGATATGAACTGTTGGCATTGCAAGACAGAGCTTATTTGGGGCGGAGATTACGACTGTGATGTAGAAAGTTTCGCTACAGGAATAGCCGCAAATGAGGGTGAAGACGTTGAATGTATGCACGAAGATTACAGCATGGTTACTAACCTCTCCTGCCCCAAGTGTAATTCGATGGTGTTAGTGTATCAACCAAAGGTTGGTAACTTATCCGTCCAAAAAGGAGACTTAGATGAAACGAGATGAAGTCTTAGACACAGCAAAAGAACTGATCAATGGACCGAGGGCCAAAGACTATGGGGATGCGTTTGATAACTTCTCCCGCATAGCCACAGGCTGGAACGCAATCATCAAAGAGGCGATGAC